TGTAGCGTAGGATAAGTTTTCAACTTGTATTCCCCATACATATAAGTCAGAAGTGTATGTATCACCATCATTGTTTATATAATAAATACCTGAATTATTATTACTCCAAGAGTATTCAAATCGTTGCCAATCTCCCGTTGCTGTTTTTATATCAGATGCACCATCTCTATATAGGGTAAACTGATTATTTGTCCCAACTGTTTTGGCTTTTACCCAAACACTCATAGATTGAGAAACAACGCTACCAGTAACTCTAAGATATGTACCCGAAGTATCTGGCATTTGTATCCTATAAACTCCTAAGCTGCCATCTGGAGCTACTACATCATTTTCATAAGTTAGTGTTGTATTACCCCCAATTTGACCAGTTGAATTTACTAGAGAGTTAATGTCTTGACTATAAGTAACAAGATTTGTTGTAGTAGGCTCTAACAATATATGCCCATTCTCTCCATTACTATCATAGCTTATTCTTGGCACTCCAGTAGCTACATTAGAAACTAATCCACTAGAGTTAATTCTTGTAGCAGTTGAAGTTCTAGCAAAATCAAAGTCCTCATAAGGCTCGTCTATTGGCGCTACGTTGTAAAGCGTTCCAGCCTTGTAACCAGTAGGAGTTAAGATAATACTTGCTTTATTTAATAGTCCGTCTGCCATTAGTCAATATCATTTAATGTTTGTAAGAATGCTTGGCTATCTGTTGTGTTCTCTACTACTCCTCCAGCAGCTACTACTCTTGTTGTTAGTATGCTTATGTAATCGGCTGGAGATGGGTCAAAGATACCACCATCAACAATAGTCCAACTATCATCTTCTATTAAGCTGAATCTTGAAGCATAAGCTGACTCTGTAAATTGTGAGCCTCCGAAGTTTATACTTAATCCACTATTTACAAATTGGTTAGCCCAAGATATTAGCGTTGCATCATAGTTAGAAGTGCTTAGACCAGTAGCGTTCTGCATAAAGTTAGTAAAATTAGTAACGCTATCAATTTCCCAAGCTGCTAGAGATTGGTCGAATAGGTCGCAGTTGTAGAACATAAAGCTCATATTTTCTACAGTAGAAGTGTCCCAACTATATATGTCTCCGTTAAATTGTGAGCAACTATAAAAAGTCTGATTCATACTCTCCACATTAGAAGTATCCCACGAGTTCAAGTCTTGGTCAAAAGATATACAACTGTGAAAAGTTAAATCTAATTTAGTGACATTACTAACATTCCAACTGTTTAAAGGTTTATTAAATGTATAACAAAATAAGAAACATTGGTCTAATCTTGTTACTGTACTAATATCCCAGTTGCCAATAGCTCCATTAAAGTTAGTACAACCTCTAAACATATTTGAAAACGATGAACTAGAAACAGTAGGAGCATCTGTAGCACTAGCATCTAAATTAGTACAACCATAGAAAGCAGCAGAAGTAGATAAATCTAAGACTCCCCATTGTTTTATGTCAAGCATTTTAAGTCTATCTCCAGCGTTATTAAATTGCCATCCTTGTAATGTTCCCTCTATGCTTATTTCGTATTGTCCAGCACTACTATAAGTGTGTGTAACCTCTTGTTGATTGTAACTTGTTATTGTATCGCTAGAGCCATCTCCCCAATTTACTGTAGCGTTATAACTACCACTACTGACCAATGGCATCATAAACTGAGTATTCAAGCTAGAGCCACTAGATGTGTTCTCTGTATCAATAGTAAAGACAAATTGATTAGGAGCTGTCTGTGATAAATCTACTACGTCATTCTTCTCTAATAAAAGCACCATAGCATCTTTACGACCTACTTCCTTTATGCTCTTGATAGAATAATTAGTAGAACCATTAGAGATAAAATACTGAGGACTAACTCCAATGTTTGTTCTGTATCTTATTAAGCACTCTATACGCTCGTCATTGATTAAGGCATCAGCATCGAAGTTAGTGTTGCCACCTTTGAAGTCAAAGTCTGCGTAGATGGTAACGTAACTATTGTCAGATACTACTCTCTCGCCATAAGCGTTAGTAGAGTAAGTCTGTGTATATAGTTTTAACTTTCTATCTAGTTTGCCTATTATCATAGTTCAAGCAATCGGTAAGGAGTTAATAAGTGGTCTACCATTAAAGGTAATTCATTTACTTGAGTTCCCATAACAACATCTTGTCGGTTCTCATAATATCGACCAACGATGATATAAATAGCTTGTACTATTGGAGCTGGAACGTCACTAGCTGTACCACCTACTATAAACTCAACCTCTACAGCGTTTGGTCTTTCGTAAGTGTTTGGAAAGTCTCCGTCCTCCGATTCATATATCCTTCCTGGTCTTACCTTAGTATCTACATCGTAATTAGAAGCAGCTAAGGTTTGTAATGTATTGTCGGCATCGTAATACTTAATGTGAGTAACACTAGCAACATCTCCTACTTGTAAGTCAATGTAAGGAGGAAACTCATCGTAAAAAAGATTGTACGTCTGAGTCATTAATCTACGTCTAGTGAACTCCTCTACAACTTGCGTAGCAACATTAATCAAAGACGTAATATAAGTATTGTCATCGTCATAGTCTGAGTCTATTCTTAAAAATGCCTTAGCCTCTGATAATGATATAACAGTAGACGTTGGAGCAGTCTTTAGAACTAACTTACCATAAGGCACATAGTCAGAGCCTCTTAATGTGTTAAAGTTGTAGTTGTAGTATTCCATTTTAAAAAATTAATGGAGAGAGGATTTCTCCTCCCTCCGTTAAAATAAACAAATTATGCTTCAATCAAAGAAGCGAAAGCAGTATCGTTTTGTACAGCATCACCATCAACTAATGAAGTCAAGATATACCTTGGCTCACCAGTTCCAGCGTTAGTGTAGATGTCATATATAACGTCTAAGCCACCGAACTGTGCAATGTGAACTTTAGAGAAGTCTCCGAATAAAGCGTGGTCTTTAGTAGCACCACCACCATTACCAACATTACTAGAAACGAAAGAGAAATATCCGTTGATAGTTTTGTCAGAGTTATCATATAATGGAGAAACATTAGAAACTTGAGCAGCAGACTTAGCAGCAGTATAAGCATTAGTATCTACTAAGTAAGCCATTCTAGCACCTTCTAATTGTACACCAGCATCTAAGATAGCAGACTCAAGAGCGATTGCACTAGCAGCAGAGAAAGCAGCAGTAGAACCAGCAGCAGCGTCAGCGAAGATAGAAGTAGGAGCGTTAGATACATCACCAGTTCCTAATAAAGCAGCTTCTAATGTAGCAGCAACAGACTGAGCCATATTTCTTCTCAATGCAGCCTCGATAGAAGCATTTTGAGCGATAGCCTCAGCAGAAACATTTACAATAGAGATAAGTTTCTTAGGCTCTAAAGTAACGCTAGAAGCAGTACCATTAGCAGCTGGAGCAGAACCACCAGTTTCAGCAACGAAGCCAGAGTTGATAGCACTAAATACTGGGAACTTCATATTGTCTACACCAGAGTAGAAATTAGCACCAGCAGAAGCTAAAACTAAGTTTGCTTCTAATTGGTCAGTCCAAGCCATAACCTCAGTAGCATTACCAGCAGCAGTAGCTACAGCAGCACGAGTTAGGATTGTAGATGGTATAGCAATACCTTTAAATGATTGACCAGTATAACGAGCCTCGTTTCTTGCTTCTTGGTCCATCTCTTTTACAAGACCTTCTAAACGACCAGTTGCAGCTTGATTCATAGCATCTTGGAAAGAATAGTCTCTCACTTCGCTAGGAGTGTTTTCTGTTACTTCTTTAACAGCTTTAGTTGCTTGAAGTTTTTCGAAAGATTCAGCTCTTACAGCCATCTTGTTTAACTCCTCAACTTTTTCATTTAAAGAGTCAAAGTTGCTTTGCTCATCAGAAGTTAGGTCACGACCCTCAGCAGATGCTACAAGTCCTTCCATCTTTTCGATAACCTCAGCTCTTTCCTCTTTATAAAGTTTTGATGTTTTCATTTTATAGAAAATTAATATTAATATTTATTTTTTAAGATTTTTAAACGCATTTCATTGAGGGAGCGTTGCTTTAAATCTTCTTCTTCTTTTATGCCCTCTAATTTTTCAGCCTCTAAACTTTCTTCTAGTTTTTTAGCTTCTTCTTTTTCTTGCCATTGTTCCATAGAACGTAAAGCGACAGAGCTACTAGCCTCATTGTAAGCTGGATAAGTTACAGCAGAAACGTCATAAAGTCTAGATACTTTGTTTATAGTTCTAACATTCATTCCGTCTTTCATTTCCCAAGAGTCATCCTCTACAATAAATGCAAAGCTAGACTGATTGATAGTACCATCTTTTAGTAGTTCCATTAAGTCTCTTGAAGTTGATACATTAGGATTTAATTTAGCTTCGTACTTTAATCCTCTCTCATCAACAGATAGTCTTAGCGTTCCGTTAGTCGTTCTAGCTAATGGCATACCATCGTGGTTAATAAGGAATCTCACGTCATCTTCTAAACGACCTTCAAAAGCCTCTGAGCCTATATACTCTCTAAATCCTCCTAAGTCATTAGACATAGAATTAAATACAGCACCATAGCCTACTACTACTGGATTGTCTCCATCCATTCTAAGCTCTAAGTCTTGAACGTCAATAGTTCTTATTTCTTTATTTTTCATATCTATAAATTTTTCTTCTTTACCTATTTCTTCTATCTTTCTTTTAGTCCAAGCAAAGCCAGAGTCTCCACCCCATAACGCCCAAGCTATTCGACCAGCACTAGGATAACCTTCGTCTCCACTATAAAAGCCTTGACCTTCTTTGTCTACTTCGTGCCTACTAAAATAAGAGTACATTCTCTTTATTGTTTTAATACTAAGATTTACTCTGTTCTTAATATCTCTTGCTCTTGCAACGCCTACCTCTGTTCCACCTCTACCAAACTCCTCACGCCATTCTAAGCCTTGTGCAGCTTCGTCTGCCATCTCTTGAGTTGGCTTTGTGTTTATATCCTCTAACGCTCTGTCCTCTTCTAATTGTAAAGAACAGATTGCTAACCTTTGGTCATCTTCATACTCCTCTACCATAGTATCATCAGCCATACATCTCTCGATAAACTCCTCGTTAGTCTCGTCTATATTTTTAGTAGGTATCGGCATTACTCTTTATCCTCCTCCTCTATGTCTCCAACTGGAGCAAAGTTTAACGGCATAAACAACTGGTCTCCTTCTGGACCTACTCTATTCAAGTCCTCCATTCGTCTAATCTCATTTATAGACAAAGCACCTATACTAGCCATCTCTCTGTAATAACTTGCACGAGAAGCACTATCTCCTCTTAGTAAAGCATTAGCATCTAGCTTAATAGTAAACGAGCCAAACTCTGTTTCTCTAAATAGTTTTCTGTTAAGCTCTTGTTCTACCATAACCATATAAGGCATTAGGGTAAATCTTACGAAGTCAATACTTAAAGCCTCAATAGATGAGTAGTTAGCAGCTTTCTCTAAGTGACCAATCAAAGATAATGGCACTTTAAATATTCTAGCTACTTCCTCTATCTGGAAACGTCTAGTCTCTAAAAGCTGATATTTATTAGCATCAATGTTAGTTTGCTCGAACGTCATACCTTCCTCAAGGATAGCAGTCTTACCAGCTACAAACGAGCCACTATAGTTTTGATTCCAAGAGTTCTTTAATCTTGCTACAGCTTCTTTACTTAGTTTGCCTGGATGTTTAATTACTCCACCAACTTGAGCAGAGTTTCCGAGATAACTATTGGCTGTATCGTTAGCAGCTATAGAAGTTGCTATTGTAGTGTTCTGTGCTTTCAATACGCTAACTCCCTCACAACCGTTAAACGATAGATTGAAAAAGTGTAGCATATCTTCTTTCATTACTCCTATCTCATAATTTTTGATGTCGTAGTATATTTGG